GATACCAAAGAGTTTTCAGAGCTGGTCGATAAAATAATAATTTGGGCGCAGACGGAATTTGATGTGAAGATTCCGCTGCCTAATGAGGTGGAGATATGACAAAAGAACAAACAAAAAAGGCAAGAGATAAATTTCTTTCCTTAATGGTCAAGGCAAAAAATCTAGAACATAAAAAATTATTTCTTGAGTGCGCTGTATTTTTAAACAATGAGGCCAATCCCACCAAAGCTAAAAGCTGAACTCGCCGCCGATCCTTATTACAAGATATGCGCCCGATGGAAAGAAGGAGGCTGTGAAGGACGGATAACCTGGGAACACGCCTTCACCTACGCTGGAAAGCAAATTAACGAACGCTGGGCCATTATTCCGCTCTGCTGGCACCATCACCTCGGCCCCGGACTGAACAAAGCCAAGAACCAGCAGATAGCATTAGCCAGGGCGACACCGGAGGATCTGGCGAAATATCCGAAGGTGGACTGGGAGGCGGAGCGCAAGAGGATAAATTATATTTTAAATAATCAGTAAAAACAAAAAAATGGCAAACATCAAAATCAAAAAAGACGAAGAAAATTCGGAGAGCGTGGAGCTGTTGGCCCAAAGCATTGTCCAAGTGGCGGAGGGGTTCCAAAAGGTTCTAAGTTCTCCGTTGACCAAAAGAGCATTGATCGTTCTTTTGCAGGACGGCATAGGAACCTCAAAAATAACAAAGAGCCAAATCGAACTGGTCCTTGACGGACTGCCGAGATTAAAAGGCTGGTATTTAAAAAAATAACCTATGGACCTAAATAAAGTATTTTTAATCGGCCGGATATCTTCCGATATTGAATTAAAGACAACGCAATCCGGGCAAAGCGTGGCCTCAATAAGCGTGGCGACAAATCGAACCTGGAAAGACAGCTCCGGTAAGAAGCAGGAACAGGCCGAATTTCATAAGGTGGTAATTTGGGGAAAGAGAGCCGAGCTGGTGGCGCAGTATATGGCAAAAGGAGCGTTGATTTACATTGAGGGCCATTTGCAGACGAGATCCTGGCAGGCGCAGGACGGCGGCAAGAGATATTCAACGGAGATCGTAGCGGACCAGGTGCAATTTGGTCCAAGGCCGGGAGGTGCGAAACCTATGCAAGCCGGTGTAAAACCTACGCAAAAGGTCGAAGGAATGGACGAGGACGGGTTGCCGATCATTGATGATGACGCGCCGAGAGGCACCGGCCCCGAGATAAATGTTGAGGACATACCATTTTAAAACTATGGAAAACGATTATTACATCAAAAAAACGCTGACCTTGCTGGTCAAACATGGGATCGAGAACAAGCCCGAGGAAATATTGAAAACTTATTTTTCCGTGATTGACGGTGCGTCCGGGAGCAATGTGCTGATCCTGGACCCGAAAGAAACAAAGGCCGTGGAGATAAAGGTCATAAATAAAACGGAGGATCTCATCTGAAATTTATGGCAGACATTAAAATGCCAGACGGCTGGACCAAAGTGGGAATCGCAAATCCAAAATGGTGGTGCGAGGTTCACGAGGTATGGATCAGCGGAGATTTTTCAAAGTGTCCGATTTGCGAGAACGAAGCTCGATGGATAAGAGATGTCGCAAAAGACAGAGAGGAGATGTCCCGGGAATCGTATCGTTATAATCGGAGAAAACATTATCAGAGGCGTTTAACTTGGGATTAAATAATTAAATGCTTCCCGGCGAAAAAATAAACCGGGGAGGAAAAAAATGACATTAGAAAAAATAGAACAAGCAAGAGAGGAGTTTATAAGCGATCTTGAAAAAAATATCTGGCGCAAAGAGTGCAATGCCGCGTTTGATGAAACCAGGTTGTCATTGGTCCAGGCAGAAAGGCAGAAGGCAATCGATGAGGCAACGGAATTATACAAAGAGAAAGAGGCCATAGATCCTAAAGATCACACCAGAGAAACCAGGGAAAAGAAAAAAGCCATTGATAAGGATCTCGCCAAGGTGAATAAGATCGCCGACGATTGCGAGGACACGATGGCGCAGATAGTGACCGGAGTAAAAAATGCCCGGGCCGAGGCCAAGGCTTACAGGGACAGGGCAGATTTTGCAAAGACCTATGACATCAATGTGGTGAAGGTTGAGGAGAAAAAGCCAGAGGTAAAATAAATTTAAAGCCGGGGCGGGGTGAAGATCCTCGCCCCGGATTAAAAAAATGTATCAAATAACAATTATCAAAATAGAACAAGTCAAGGAGATCAGAAGGCAATATCAAAAGATTGCTGATTCAGGAAACGAACATGACAAAGGAGCGATCTATGGATATGTCAATATGACTGATGAAAATGTTAAAAAAGAAACGAAGATCTTGGAGCAAACAGTTGAACAGCTTGATTTGGCGGCCGTAATTAAAGCTGTAAACAAAATTTAGAAACAGTATAAAGCAAGAAATGCCGAAGATAATTCCTCGCAAGGAAAATGAAATATTAAAAGCAGTCAGAGAGGAGATCATCATGGACCCGATGATCTCTTTGTTGCGTTTGCAGCACAGGCTCAAGGATCGGGGCTTTGTGACTTATAAAAATAATCCGATTGAGGAGAACTATCTTAAAAAGCTTATTCATAAACTTAACAGGCAATCGCAAGTTGAGTGCGATCAAACTGAGATCTCGGAAAGGCTTGGCAAGACAAGAGAGCGTTTTGCTTTGATGATCGAGAAGCTTTTTAAGATTGCATTTTGGCGGGAGGAATATTTGCACGAGGGTTATCTTATTCCGAAATATCAAGACCAGATCAAAGCAATGAGCGCAATCGCTAAAATGGATTTGGCTTTATTGCAGGCGGAAATGGACGCAGGAGTTTTTGAGCGACATCTTGGAACATTGGATATTGATGTTGCTCGCAGAAAACCGATCCCGGAGAACTTGCGAGAGAACGCTTGGAAAGTATTTAAAAATTGGGGACTGGTTCCCCGAACGGCAGAAATGCCCAAATTAGAAAATGGATCAGATAAACAGCAACTTAATAACGCAATTGAACCCGCCGCTGCAGATACCGAAAGAGCTGCTTGATGATTACGATTGGAGGCGGGAGATGGCGAAAACATTCAAGGGATTTCTCTTGGTCTATCTGCCGCATTATTTAACATTGCCGCCGGGGATTTTTGCCGATGACCTTATAACCGATTTGAGCAATCCGCTTGAGAGGTTTCTTGATATTACAGGTTTTAGAGGGAGCGCGAAATCAACGCTGGGATCATTGGGCTTGCCGCTTTGGATGGCGCTGGTCAATCCGGAAGTTTATCCTTTTATTATTCCGATCGCAGACACAGGACTGCAATCCGGGCTGAACATTGCCAACATCAAAGAGGAGCTGGATAACAATCTGCTCATCAAGCAAGATTTCGGATCTATCAAAGGCGAATTCGTGGCAGATTGGACACTGGAATCAGAGGAGGAATGGCAGGCAAAGAATATGCTGCTATCAAATGGGGTGCGTATTTTGGGAAGATCCCGGGGCCAAAAGGTCAGAGGATTGAGGCACAAACAGCACAGGCCAAAGGTGGTTATTGTTGACGACCCGGAGGATTTGGATTGGGTAGCGAAAAAAGAGAATCGGGACAAGACGGAACGATGGCTCAAAGGCGAAGTGATCCCCGGTATAGATCCGAAAGTCGGCCGCTTGATAGTGATCGGAAACATGTTGAGCAATGACGCTTTAATGGCCCGGCTTAGGAAAAATCCGTTATTCAAGCACATTGAAATTCCGCTTATAAAACAGGAGGACGGAAAAAAGATTTATATGTGGCCCGCAATGTTTGGAAGTGATGAAGAAGTGGACAAGCTCAAGCAAGCAGTCGGCCCGGTATCATTTCAGCGCGAATACATGCTTAAAGCCGTCCAAGAGGAGGGCCAGCCGGTCAAAGAGGAATGGATACAGTATTATGACCTCAAGCCTGCAGAAGCCGACCAGGGAATGCGTGGCGTTGGCGTGGACCTTGCCATCAGCAAAAGGGAAACGGCAGACTATACGACAATGGTGGATGGCACGATTTGCTTTATAAACGGCCAGCCGAGAATTTATATCGAGCCTTACCCGGTGAATGACAGGCTTTCATTCTACGAAACGATAGAAACGGCCAAGGCCAAAAGCACAATAAGCCAGGGAATGACCTTTTTCGTGGAAGATGTGGCATATCAGAGGGCGGCCATTGAAGAAATGCAGCGCAATTTGTTGGCGGTGGTTCCGATGAAAGCGACCACAGACAAGCGCGCGCGGTTGCTATCGGTTGCGCCATATATTCAAAATGGAACGGTCCAATTCGCCCGGATAGGAAATGAGGATCTTATTATTCAATTGCTGGGCTTTGGGATTGAGGCGCACGACGATTTAGTCGACGGCTTAGTGGATTTAATTTCGGGATTAATAAAAAACTATATTCAAAATTGCGAAGTGATAGCGCTATGATGTTAAACCTCGATCACTTAAGCCCGGAGTGGCAAAAAACTATCAAAGAGCTGGCAACCATAGCGCCGCAGTTGGAATTTGGGGAGGTTAAAATTTTGATTCAAAATAGAATCCCGAATTTATACGAATACACGATCAAGCGTAAGCCAAACGACACGAGCAAGTTTCAGGTCATTGGTTTAGGAGATTAAATTTGCTAAAAAAATAGAGCGTGATATAATGATTTTGTAGTATTCTTTTAATTTAAAAATTTAACCTGACCGGACATACCGGAGGGCTTGCAATCAAACTCGAAAGAGGGCGATTGCAAGCCCTTTTTTGTTATATGAACATCTTAGATAAAACACTCAATGCAATGGGGCTAGTGCGAAAAGGTTTGACCTTGCCCTTAGCTTCCGGGGTGGCGTCCAACGCTTTCGCAACGCTATTCTCAACGAATAAGATCTCGGCCTACCAAGCAATGCAATTAAATAAGGGCTGGGTTTACGCTTGCGTCCGGGCCATTGCTGAAGGACTGGCCGGATTAAGATTCAGACTTTTTCAAACAGCCAAGGACGGAACAGTTGAGGAAATATTCGAGCATGAGCTTTTGGATTTGCTGCACAGCGTCAACCAATTTCAAACGGAATACGATCTTAAATATTTGACCGGATCTCATCTTGAGCTGACCGGAAGTTCTTATTGGTTGCTCGATGGAGTGAAAAACGAAATGAGCAAACCGACCGCAATTTTTCCGCTGAATCCAAAATATGTAAAAGTCTTGAAAGCGCCTTTGCCGCAGTTTATATCCGGATACGAATATACCGTTGACACGACAACCAAGACGCTGAAACCTTACGAGGTCTTGCATATTAAATATCCTAACCCGGACGACATCTATGAAGGGCGCGGGACAGTTGAGGCGATCTATGACTGGATCATGGCAGATTATTATTCAACGATGGTCAACGCTAAATATTTCAAGAATGGCGCAAAGCTGGGCCATATTTTGAAACCAAAAACGGCTCTGCAGCCGTCGCAAATAAAAAGCTTGCGCGAATCATTCGAGGCTTTGCAAAGCGGCGCGGAAAATTCTTATCGTCCGTTTGTGCTGCCGTGCGACATCGATGTTGAAAAAGAAAGCGACAATCCAAAGGATATGGATTTTGCCAATTTGCAGAAGGTATCACAGGACAAGATCCTGGCAGGTTTCCGGGTCCCGAAAACTGTCCTGGGGAGCGCAGAGAGCGAAACCAACAGGTCAACGGCCGAAACCGCAAACTATGTATTCTCAAAAAGGACATTGTGGCCTAAGTGCGAATTGATCTCGCAATATCTCAATGAGTTTTTAGTGCCGCGCTATGGCGACAATTTATATTTAGAATTTGAAAACCCGGTCCCGGAGGACAAGGCGGCCGAGCTTGAGGAAATGAAAGCGGCAACAGGACTGCAGCCGGTGATGAGCATTAACGAAGCCAGGGAGGAATACCTGGGGCTTGGTCCGGTAGAGAACGGGGAGAGCGTAATGGGCAGCGCGATGATGAGTGTGATCGGCGCGCCGGTTAAAGAATCGAAAGCGGTCAGACGGACCGGGACAAAGAAGCCGTCAATCAGATTTACAAAGAACGCGCAAAACCGAAAGAAAATATCCGAGGACATCGCGGAGAAAACCGTCCAGCTTATAGCCGCGGGAGAAAAGAAACTCGCTGAAGCAAAACAAAAAGCGATCAAGGATATTTCCAAAATGAGCGATGAAGATTTTGAGCCGATCCATAAAGCATTTATCGGCCGGGTTTCGCCATACGAAAAGAAACTGGCGAAAGTGGTGCGCGGATTCAACAAAGACCAAAAGAAAGAAGTTGTCGCCAACATTAAAAAGCTGGCCAAGGGAGTGAAAATAAACAAGACAGATATTTTTGACAAGAAAAAATGGATCAATGTTTTGATAGACCTTTCAACGCCTGGCCTGCTTGAGCTTTTTAAAAAGGAAGGAGAGGAGGCAATGTCATTGATGGGTGCGCAGGGATTCACGATCAGCAAGGAATCCAAGAACGCCGTGGAATTGGCCATTGAGCTTTTATCCCGAAGTTATAACGATACGACGCTGGACGCGCTCAAGACTGTTTTAGAAGAAGGTCAAGCCGAGGGACTGGGATTAGATGAGCTGGCGTCCAAGATTGACGATGTCTACGAATATAGCGACATCACCCGGGCCGAAACTGTTGCCCGGACTGAAACCTTCCGTATTGCCAACGAAGCAACGCGCACAGCCTGGAAAGAAACCGGGGTCGTCAAAACGATCAAATGGTTTACCGCAGCGGACGAAAGAGTGTGCGACTGGTGCGGGCCAATGCACGGAAAGACAGTCGGCATTGATGATTCATTCTTTAAAAAGGGCGATTCGGTCACCGGAACAAGCGGCCAAGAGATGAGCCTTGATTACAGCGATGTTGACGCGCCGCCGCTTCACGCAAATTGCAGATGTTATACCCGGCCCGATGAGATCGAGGTTAATTTTGATGAAGGGAAAGGTCAAGAAAATGACGATGGCGAATTAGACGATATTTTAAATGTTCTTAAAGAGCAATAAAAAATATGGCAACAAAACAAGAAAAATTAATTGAGATCAAATCATTGCTCAAAAAGCGAGAGCTTGATTTATCGAATAAGCAAGTTGAAGCATTGACCAAAAAAATTGATGAGTTGGTTATTGCGATCAAAGCAAAGCCGGAAACGCATATCGTCACGCAAATTCCTTCAACGATCCATGTTGATAATTTGAAAGAAATAGAGAAAGCGCCGGAGATCGTGACTGTCAAAAATACCGATCGGCAGATCACCGGATCGGTGGACATCAAGAATTTCCCAAAGAAAATAGAGGTGGAAATGAAAAAGCCGGGATGGGTTAAAGATGTGCAGCAAGTGGAAGTCACGAATAAACCGGAGAAACCATTCTGGATTGACGGAGCGATTGCCGACATTATGGGCCTTTTTGCCGCTTTATTCGCCCGTGTAGCGGCTGGAACGGTGGAAGGGATATCAAAGACTCTTTCAAGTCTATGGGCCGCAGGAATGACCGTTCGCTTTAAAGGACCGCAAGCGGTGATGATAATAGATTCGCAAACCGGCAAACCGATGAATAAATACGATTTTGGCGGCGGAAATGGCGGGGCAATGATGGGCGTTGATACGAATCCGGTCAAGGACATGCTCGAGCAATACAAGATCAGCGACATGGACGACGCAGCCGATCCTAAATATTACGGATTTATAAACAAAGACGGTGATTGGTATATCGTCCAGGAGAACACGGCGAGCAAGACATATCGATATTGTAAGGGATCTGGCAATTATGACACCGCGACGACCGGTGCATGGGCGACAAGAGCCAGCCTAGTTTACGATTATTTTAACAAGGTATTTTAATCAACATTAATAAAAAACAAACATGGCAAAACAAGAACCAAAAGTTTCATTTTACGATCCGACCGTCAATGCTTTTCGAGAGATCAGTGTTGAAAGGGCCAAAGAATACATCAAAGGCATGGAAGATGTAAAAAAGCAGATCGCCGAGATCGAAGGAACGGAAACCCCGAAAGAGGAAACCGTCCCGCAAGAGTAAAAAATAAAAAACATTAAATAAAAAACAAACATGGAAACAAAAGAATTATCAATGGCTGAATTTATCGGCCACAAAACAAGGTGGACAATTGAAAAATTTTCCAGCGATGAGGATTTTGCCGCAGGGAAATCCTACGACAAAGTGAATATTGATGGCAATTGTCTTTGCAATGAAGGCATTAACGAGATCAACAAACTGATCGCCGGAACAGGCGGGGCGCAATATAGCAATGCTCTTGCTAACTTAGTTGTCGGAACAGGATCAGGAGCGGCCGCCGCAACCGATACGGAAGCGACATTCACCGCGCCGGTTAAAAAGACGATGGATACCAGCTTTCCGACCTATGGAACTAGCCAAAAAATAACCTGGCAGTCAACCTATGCGTCCGGTGACGCAAACCAAGCTTGGGGAGAGTTCGGAGTTTTGAACGCCGCCTCATCCGGTAAGTTGCTTAATCGCAAAGTGTCCGCGCAGGGAACGAAGGTATCCGGTCAAACCTGGGTTTTAACCTTGGAAATCACTTTAAGCTAAGTGTCTTTACTCTGCCCATCGATAAGGTGGGCAGAGATAAGGAAATACAAAAAAATAAAATTATATTATTGTAAATGGCAACAATATTTACTGATGACTTTGAAACAGGGAATTTTAATAATTGGACAGGAGTAACCACTGGAAGAGGTGCGGTTATTGAAATAGCTTCAGATATTAAATATGAAGGGAATTATTCGGCACACTTTTCAACACCAGCAAATTCTTGGGCAACAAGATATAAAACCCTCGCGTCATCTTACACCGATTTGTATGTCAGGGAATATGTCAAGCTGGATGATTTGCCCTCTTCAGGAAATTTGGTGACTATGATGGGGCTGTTCCATGGAGTTCCTTCAGACGCTGGAACAATCGCTGTTGCCTGTCTTTATAACAATGGAGGAACGCCATATTGGGGAGTCAAGTGGAGAAACGGAGCAAGCCTTACGATGGAGTTAAGCTCATCGGTGGCAACCACCGGTGCTTTCCATTGCATTGAGTTAAGGGCAGTGGTTCACAATTCGGCAGGTATTATTCAGTTCTGGGTTGATGGAACTCTTGTTATTGAATTAACAGGTAAAGACACTGATGGAGTCGGAAGCATAGACAATGTTTCGGCAGAGGCTGGAACTTATGGTTACACATCACTTGCAGAAGATTGGGTTGATAATTTTATTGTGGCGCAGGAATATATTGGCGTTGATTCTTCCCAAATTAGTATTCCTGATAATGGTGTTGGAACTGATTCCGTATCAATCAAAGTAAAAATTGGAATTACTGAGTCCGGCATTGGAGCGGACGCGGCTCCGGGGGTTAGGAATTCATTTAAAATAACTGAGTCCGGGAATGGTTCCGATAGTCCAAAAGTAAAAAACTCTTTCAAAATTTCCGAAACCGGCAGCGGTTCGGATTCGGCTTTGGTTAAAGCGATTTTGGCGGTGTTGGAAACTGGACACTGGACGGATTCAATAAGCATTTTAGCGAGGATAGCGGCAACGGATACGGCCCATGGTTCGGACGCAATAAGCGTGCTGGCACGGATAGCCTTAACCGATACAGGAGCCGGTTCGGACGCGGTTAATGCTTTAATCCGATTGGCGGCACAAGATACCGGCCATGGCAACGATGTTATATCGGTGCTTGCTAGGATTGCAACGACAGACATCGGACATGCTTCTGAGGCATTGAGCATTATTGTCAGAATTGCTTTATCAGAAAACGGAAGTGGTGCCGATGTTGCAGGAGTGCTGGCAAGAATTGCGGTCACTGATACCGGCGCAGGAAATGAAGCGTTAAGTTTGGCATTGAGCATTGCGATAACGGACACGGCGGCCGGAGCAGAAACAATCTCAATATTGCGGAAGATATTCGTTTCGGAATTGGCAAGTGGGAACGACGATATAGCATTAAAACTTTTTAAAGCAATAGCGGAAACAGGAAATGGAAACGACGCGGCGACAATCGCAACGAGTTTATTAATCGACGATAACGGACAAGGAACCGATCTCGCAAGTTTGGTCATCCGGGCGGCAATAACGGACAGCGCAACCGGCGATGAGCTGCTGACCATTCTAAGAAAAATCAATGTGACAGATTCGGGAGCAGGTGCGGACTTGTTGCAGGTGATCGTGAGTTTTCTTATTTCCGATACCGGCAGCGGAACTGAATCGGAGCCGGGAGTTGGAACAGCAATCGGGGTCGGAGATAACGGATCAGGTAATGACGCGATCTCGCTTCTTTCCCGGATATTGCTGGACGATACCGGATCGGGAAATGATTCGCTGGCCGCTTTGGTTCAGCTGGCCGTGAGCGACGACGGAACCGGAAGCGATTCGTTAAGCGTCATTACCCGGTTGGCAGTTTTGGATTCAGGAATCGGAGCTGAGATCGTGAGCGTGTTAATTGGCATTGCGATCGCAGACACCGGAAACGCAGAGGATGTCATCTCAATCATCGGGAACATTGGGAAGGGCTATCATTACGGAAAAATCCATTGCTTAAAAGAGGCGTTGGCTTTGGGAGCCTGGATCAAGCGCAAAAAATATCCGTATCCGAAGTGCAATAAAAATGATTAAACTTGCATAAATTTGCGAATATATTATAATTAAATTGTTAAAGTATTTACAATTAAAAAATTAACCTGACGAGAATTACTCGAGGGCTATCGGCTTGGGAAATCCTAATGGATTACTTAAGCGGGTAGCCCTCTTTTTGTTTATAAAAATATGCCTAAAACATTCGAAAAAATCAGCGAAGAAGTCGCAAAAAAGATGGCCGAAACTTTGGCCGGATTAAACCTAAAAGAATTCACGGAAAAAACAAAAGCGGCGCAGGATTCCGGAACTTTTGAGGTTATCGTTTCAACGGATAACGAGGATCGCCAGGGCGAGATCTTGGATCAAGCCGGGCTGAATACCGAGTTTTATTTGACCAATCCCGTCGTTTTATGGGCGCACGATTACCACAGCCTGCCGATCGGAATAACCGAAAGCATAACCAAGGAAGGAAACAAAACCATCGCCAAAGGAAGGTTCGCGCCGGAAGAAGCCAATTCATTCGCGCAACAGGTCCGCAAATTATATGACGCGGGAATCGTCCGGACGACCTCTGTCGGATTCATTGCCAAGGAAATGAAAGGCAATGTCATCACATCATCCGAGCTTTTGGAGTTTTCTTTTGTCCCCGTCCCGGCCAATCCTTACGCCCTTTCAATGAGGACGCTCAAGGATCTCGGATTGGACGCTGAAATGCTCAAGATGAAAGGCTTGGAAATTTCCGAAAAAGGAGAGGTTTCCGACGAGGAAAAGAAACGCATTGATCGTCAATTGAAATGGGAGAACCTGGACAAATGCGATTCGGTCATCGGCGCTTTTTATAATGTTTACCTGGACGAAAACACCACAGTTGAAAAATTCAATGATCTGCTCGCCGAAACGATTCAGCTATTGAGCAAAATCCTTCCTGCTGAAACAACCGCAACGGAGGAAGTCGCCAAAGCTGTTGCCGAAGGGAAAACGATTGACCGGGGCCAAGAGAAAAGGCTGGAAAAATTAACACAATCTATCAACGGCTTAAAAGCCGAGATCGCCGCCTTAAAAAAGGGTGACGAGGAGAAACCCGCAGAGGGAACTCCGCAAGAAGGGTCGCAAAACGCAGGATCTGACGAAGTCGTCAAAGCAATTAAATTGATTGGCGAAACGAAACAGGTGTTGCGAATGGTTAGCACTGCAGTGAGCGATTCATTGCAGAAAATAAATAGAGAGATGAAGTCGTAAATAAATAAATTTAATTTTAAAAAACACTATGGAACCAGAAGTTTTAGAGGAAATAAAAAAATCCATTGCCACCGTCGTTGACGAATCAATGGAAAGGAACTTGGCCAAAGCTGTCGGCCCGATGGTCGCCGCCGAAACCAAGAAAATCGTTGAAGCCATGAAGCTTGAAAAAGCTATCTATGGAAAAGACAGGACCGGATTATCCGATGAGCAAAAAATGAGCTTTGCCGGGATAGTCCAAAAAGCCGCTGGCTTTAAAACCAAAGCCAATGAGCTTTTAAGCGAAACCGATAATGTCGGCGGGTATTTAATACCTGTTGAAGTTGAAGCCGCTATCTTAAGGATCGCCGCTTCTGTCGGTATCGTTATGAGCCAGGCCCAAACTTGGCCGATGGCAACTGACGAATTGCAGATCCCGTCTTATAGCGGATCGTTCTTAGAAGGTGCGTATTTGGCGACAAATACCGCCGGAACCAATACTGCGGTCACATTTGGCCAGGCAGTATTGCAGATCAAAAAATGGCAGTTGGCATTTGTTGTCGGTAACGACCTTATGCAGACCGCCAGCGTTGATCTCGCTAATTGGTTGTTAGCGTTAGCCGGAGAGGCTCTCGCCAACATGATCGACAAGCAAGGATTTGTCGGAACCGGCGCTCCGTTTACCGGGATCACCAAGAACGCAAGCGTCACCGTTTACAACTTGGGCGGTTCGACAACCTCCGGAGAAGTGAACTTTGACGACATCACCTTGCAAGATCTGTCCGATATTATTGCTCAAGTTGAGGAATCGATACTGGATGGCGCAGCTTGGTATTTTGAGCGCACCGTTTGGGCTAAGATCCGCTGCATTAAGGACGGCACATATTATGTCCTTCCTTACGCTGGCGCGGCCTCCAATGGCGTGTTAGCCAATAACCCGACAGGCGGCGGAGTGAGAATCGCCGGAGAGATCCTCGGATTCCCGGTCTTTACTTGCAGACACTTGCCCGCTTGGTCCGCAACCGCTGTCAGCACGATCTATGGAGTATTCGGCAATTTGAAATGCTTGGCCTTCGGACAAAAATCCGGAATGACCGTCGAGCAGTTCAAATCCGGAACCTTCGGAGCCAAAGAGATCGCTCTGACCGATCAGCAAGGCTTGGTTTATAAGAACAAACATGCCTTGGTCGTGGCTTTGCCTACCGGCTTGGTCAACATCAAGACCTCAGCGTCCTAGACCTGAATCTATCCCGGCGCTTTGGATTGTCCGGAGCGCCCGGATAGAATAATAAATTTTAATTTTTAAACACAATGAAATCAGTATTCGACAATATTCTCTCCAAAGTTGCATTGCGACCGATCGCAGCTTCTTCAGAGCAAGTCGGCGTGGCAATCGATACCTTGGGCTATAGCAGCTTAATGGTGACGGTTGAAAACGGCGCGGCTACCGGAACCCCGGACAGCTATGTCGTGGACGGAAAGATCACCGAGTGCGCAACATCCGGCGGATCTTATACCGACATCACCGGCGCGGTAATTACGCAGATGACCGCCAACAATAAATCAGCGCAGATCCGCGTTGATGGATTGAATGACGGCACCCGCCTTCGCTATATCAAGGTAGTCGTGACCCCGGCAATGACCGGCGGAACATCGCCTAAAGCCTTGGTTTCAGCGAATTGCATGCTCGGCAGAGGACAAAAGTTACCTGTCGGCAACAGCGCAACGCCCGCCTAGGATTTATTTTTGATTGATTGCCCCCGGTTTTCATTTTTTCCGGGGGCAAAAATAAGAAATCAATTTTATGGCAGAAACATTAATCGCAGACGCATTAACCACAGTTCAAAGAGTAAAGGACAGATTGGCACTTGCAGTTGCAAGCACTGGCTTTGATTCGGTTTTCTTGCGATTAATTTCAGCTGCCAGTGAGTTTATAAAGCACGAGTGCGGGGTCGCGAGTTTCAAAGAGGCTACTTACTCTCAAGAAAAATATTCTTTTGATCGTGCCACGGATAAGCTCTTTTTAAAAAACATTCCGGCAACGGCAGTCGCGACGCTTTACTATAATGTCGGCTCGCTTGGAACGCCGTCCTGGACCGCTTACGCTTCCGATGATTGGAGCTTTGACATTGATTCCGGCATTATCACTTTACAAGGAACATTCCCGATCGGGCAAAAAACAGTCGCCGTCACTTATACCGCCGGATACAAAATAGACTTTGCGAATTTCGGCAGCGCGACGCATACCTTGCCGGCAGATTTAACGGAGCTTTGCGAGAGGCTGGCCGTGAGATGGTTTAAACGCAGAGAAGCGGAAGGAAAGACCGCCGAGAGCATGAACGGAGGATCAATCACCTGGGACAAAGACATCACGAGTGAGGACAAAGCAATTTTAACAATGTATAAAAGGATTTTATTTTAATGGCCGATTTCAAAGTAGAAATTCAAGGACTGAAAGAGCTGCAAAAAGCGCTGAAAGATTATCCGAAAATATCCGGGCCGATATTTCATAAAGCAATGTCGGCAACCGCAACTATTTTTTTCAAACATACGCAGAAAAATGATCCGATACCGTGGAGGACAGGATTCTTATTTATGAGTTTCAGACATACATTCGGGCCAATGGAAGCGAAATGGGGTCCTACCGTTAAGTATGCGCCTTATGTGGAATTCGGGAGAGGAGAAGTGGTCCCGGTCAATAAAATGGCATTGTCCTGGAAAAATGTTGGCGGAGGTAGGATCTTTGCCAAGAGATCAAGACCGGCAAGCGCAAGGCCATTCATGCAAAAAATAGTTGATAAATCAACGGACGATGTGAATAAGCTTTTTGTCAAAGCATTAGACGCGATCAACCAAAGGATCGCAAATCAAAAATAACATGGCAGTTGAAACAGATATAAAAAACCAAATAAAAACCTTGCTCGGAGCCTTGGTCACAGCCGGGACATTGGGCGAGGTGCAAAGCGATGATTTCAAAAAAAATCTCTTATTCGACAACATTGCAAAGTTTCCTGCAGCCATCGTTTCTCCCGCAGCGATTGACAGCGATACCGAAACCAACCGCGACAACCTCCGGACCTACGAATACCAAATCCTCATCGTCAGCAAAGCGGAAGCCATCACGAGCGAAACGCAAATCGAAGATCTCCGGGAAGCGATAATGAACGCATTTGACAACGATCCAACGCTTAGCGGAAAGGCAAACGGCGGCCTGACACCATCATCAAGCAGGCCGGAGCCGGATGATTCCAACAGTTATATTGCATTTTTAATAACCATAAAAGCAAAAGCGCTTTATACGCACACTTAAAAATATGGAAAAAGACTACAAAAACAAAGCAATCGACGGCCAGGAAAAGGAAGTAAAAAACAAGGCCCCGGAACCGCAAGAGGAAGAATTTTTCTTCCCGGGCGGACAAGAATATCTGCCCTGCACAATCAAAGCGAAAAGTCGGCAAGAGGCAGAGGAAAAATATAATCAAATAAAAACTAAAGTTAATTAAAAAACATGGCAGCACACAAAGGTTTAGGCAGAGAGCGGCAGTTTGGGATAGCTCGCGAAACGGTTCGCGGCACATCCGAAACCGCAGCAACATTTTGGATTCCGTTTGATGAGCTTGATGTCCAAGAAAAAGACACCAAGATCATGGACGAGCAAGCCAGGGGAATAATTGAGGATAATATCGGGCAATCAATTATCCAGCAATGGGCCGAGCATAAAGTGACGGCTCCGATAACGGATAAGGCTTTCGGGCTTATTCTTTATTCAACATTAGGAACATTGGCCACCACTGACAACGCGGACACTGATCCGACCGTAAAGGATCATACAATTACGGTGACTCAATCAAGTCAGCACCAGGCTTTATCTCTTTTTATAGACGATCCGCTGGCCGCTGCGGATTATAAATACGCTCTTGGATGTTCGGAATCCTTGGAATTGAAGTTTGAAAAGGATAAATTCTTGGCTTTTACCAAGACCTTGAAGTCCAAGAAAGGGGCTACGGCTACGCTTACGCCCTCTCAGAACGCCGAAAATCGCTTCTTGCCCAAACACTTGGTATTCAAGCTGGCGAGCGCGTATAGCGGTTTAACGGCTGCAAGCGCGGTTTCAGTAAAGTCCTTGTCCCTCAAGATAACCAAAAATCTTGAGCCGGATTGGGTCCTTGGCAGCATTTCCCCGGCTGATTTCTTGAATAAAGCCTTTTCAATCGAAGGAGATGTTGAGCTTTTGTGGGACGCGGAAACTTATAAGACCTTAACCTTGGCCGGAACATCGCAAGCCATGAGGATAGATCTTATCAATACCGATGTTACGATCGGAGCGGCCGCAAACCCGGAGGTTCAGATCAACCTTGCCAAAGTCATCTTCCAGGAGATCGCCGTATCCGGAGGGCTGAACGAATTCGTCAAACAAACGCTGAAATTCAAAGCTTCTTATAGCACGACAGATTCTTTGATGATCTCGGCAAAAGTCGTAAATGTCCAAGCGAGTTATTAAAAATAATAAAAATTAAATTAGAAAAAAAATGGAAACAAGAGAAACAAAAAAATTGTCTTGCCCAAGCGGCAAAGAGGTGGAGATTAAAACATATTTGACGACAAGGGAGAGGGACCAGGTGAACCTCGACCTTGTCGGCTCTGAAAAAGTAGCCACTGACGGATCACCTTTAACAAATTTTAGCATTAATGGACTGATTAAAAGTCAGCAAACCATTGTTAAAATAATGGTCATTAGTTACGACGGCAATTCCGAAAACTGCTTCGACCGATTATATGATGGACGCCCGGAGGATTACGATTTTATATCTGATGAATTGGGGAAAGTAATGCAGGAAAGTTTAAAATCGCAGCCGAAGCAGCCTATGAATGGCGGCGCTACTTCGGGGTCGGAAGCGCAGATCTAAGCGAGGAGATGAAGGCCGCCGTCCTCTGCCAAAAAATAGGATGGACTTGGCAGGAATACCGGGAACAGCCAGCTCATTTTATAGACATAATATTCGCAATGTTTGAAGCCGAGGAAAGGGAAAATAAAAACCGCCAGCAATGAGCTGGCGGCTGGATAGAAAAAATTTTATTGAATGACTTTGCAATGCTTTACGGAAACATTCATTAAATATCCATCAACATTACCTTCCATTTTAATACTTTGGTCGGGTTTCAGGGTAGAGATAGCGGAAACTCCATCAGAGTCAACAAAGCATTGGACGTCGATAAAAGATTCATTTCCTTTGATCGCGACATATGGATTATCCATAAAATCTTTTCCAATAGATTTGACCGTTCCAGACACTTCTACCAATTTTCCTTTATAAATATTATCTGCATTGACTTGATTTTCTTTATAGGCGGCAGCAAGAGCTTCAGCGGTTATTTTTATAGATTCTTCTTTTGCAGCTTCTGTCGTTTGAGTTTCTTTATTCATTTGGGTTGACGATTGAGCTGCTTGATCTGATTTCCCGCCAAAAGAACCAATAATAACTAACATGATTATAGCTCCGATTGTCACTCCTAAAATTTTCTTCCCTAACGAAATTTTTTTAACCGGCTTTACTTCTTGATTCTCCATAAAATTATTTTTTTAAATTACTAATTATTATCAACATTAAACCATAAAACGATGGCAAGCGCAACATCAACACTCGAAATATTGGTTAGATTAAGGGACGAAGCGTCGGCGCAAATGAGTAAATTGGCAGGTGTTTTCAAAACGACTTGGCAAGATTCTGTTGATTCATCAAAGAAGTTGGCCACTGGTCTTTCGGCTGCTGGAGCGGGGGCGTTTGCTTATGTTTCGGCGGCGACATTAACTGCTGCGAGAACCGAAACTCTAAAAGTTGCAATGGACGCGGTTGCTAAATCAACGGGAACATCTATCAAGATTCTTGAAGAACAAGAAAGGACACTTAAGAAGCAAGGAATTACAACGCAAGAAGCAAGAGGCATTCTTACTTCTTTCATGCAATCTCAGCTTGATGTTGCTAGGGCGTCTGGAATTGCCCGCGTGGCCCAAGATTTGGCGGTTATTTCAGGGACGAATTCTTCAGAAGCGGCAAAAATATTAACACAGGCCATTGCTTCGCAGGAACCAACGCTTTTACGGAATTTTGGAATCGTTAAAAATTTACCAGAAATATACGAGGCATATGGAAAGGAGCTTGGTTTAGTGTCTGAAGCAACAGATAAAAATGGGAAAGTGAACCAAAGTTGGGCAAGAGAGTTAACGGATGTTGAAAAAAAGCAAGCAATGATGAATTTGATAATGAAGGAAGGTGAAAAAGTATCTGGAGCTTACGACGCTGCTATGGGAACGGTTGGCAAAAAATTAAGTTCATTGCCAAGGCATTTTGAAGAAGCGGCAAATGCTATCGGTCAAAGATTTTTACCTGTTTTAGGAAGTTTAATCGATGGCTTAACCAATTTTTTAAAACAAATAACGCCAGCAAATATTAATCAATGGATTGAGGCACTCAATAGAAGTAAAGATTCAATAATTATTATTGCTTCGACTGTTATTGCAATGCTGATTCCCGCCATTGTTAGCGCTGTTGCGGCATTTGGATCAATGGCGATTGCCCTAGCTCCTTTTGCTATCGCTGGCGGTGCATTAGCAGCTTTTGTAATTGGAATTAAAGAGGGAAATGTTGTTTTGACGGCAATATCCGGAGCTATTATTGCTCTTTTTATACCGTCAATTATTAGTGCGGCAGTTGCTACTTGGGGAATGGCGACGGCAGCTATAGCGACAGGGATTTCTATAGCAATTGCTTTCGCACCGCTTTTTATTAGCGGTGCGGTTATCGCTGGCGTTATTGCCGGGATAATTTGGGTTGTCAAAAATTGGGATATGTTAAAAGCCAAAGCAACAGAGATCTGGGGAGCGATTACAAAATATATTTCAACTGCTTGCGATTCCATCAAAACCACGGCAACAAATATCTTCACCAGCATAGGCGAATTTATCAAAGGCATTTGGGACGGCATAGTCAACAACATCAAAGGAGCGATCAATGGAATTATTTCCATGATTAATTCAATGATCGGGGCGATCAACAGCATAAAGATCAGCGTGCCGAAAGTGGAATATTGGCCCGGAAAGTTTTTCGGCGGGTTTGATGTCGGCTTTCCGCAGATCCCGACAATCCCGCTGCTTGCTAAAGGCGGCATAGTAAACAGCCCGACGCTGGCAATGATCGGAGAGGCCGGGCCGGAGGCTGTCATCCCGCTGAGCCGGGGAGGATACGGAAACCAGATCAATGTTTATGTCACCGGCAATCAGATATCAAACAAGATGGATTTAAGAAACCTGGCCGATGAAGTGGGCAAAGTTATCGTTGAAAAATTAAAGCGTAATCAATTAGTCAGCATTTAATGGCAACAACAGTCACCGTCAACGGAACTGATCGTAGTTCCCTCATAGACAACGCAAGCCTGGAAGTAAGCCAGATCCTCGGATCGGAAAGGGACACCGCAAGCTTTGTTTATCGCAAATACGGCTCCGGGTCCTGGACCCCGGCCATTCTTGACGCTGTTGTTATCTCGGACGGAACGACCAAAGTATTCGGCGGCCGGATCGTTTCCATATCAGAGAACGCAGTCAACGGCGCAGAAGGAGTGGAGTATAAAGTGGATTGCGTTGATTATTCCATAGACCTGGATCAATTGCTAGTTTCCGAAAGCTACGAATCAAAAACCGTTTATGAGATCATCGCGGACATCATAACGAACTACGCTCCAACCTTCACGGTCGTGAATGTGGCCTGCACCTATCCGGTGACAAAGATTGTTTTTAACCAGAAGCCGATTTCGGAATGCCTCAAGAGATTGGCCGATTTCGTTAAATATGACTGGTATGTTGACCCGGACAAAGATATCCATTTTTTCAGCAAATACAGCAACGCCGCGCCTTTCAATATAACTGATGGCAGTGGTAATTATGTAAATTTTAGCTTGGAAACGGTCAAGGACGGGACGCAGATCGCCAACCAAGTGAAGGTCCGCGGGGGAACATACGACGCCGCGCTATTCACGGACAAGATCACGGTCAAGGGCAGCAACACTTTGAGCTTTAAGCTGCCTTACCAGTTTTCCGGTTTGATAGTGAAGGTCAACAGCGTGAGCAAGGTCGTCGGCATAGACAACATAGATGATTTTACTTCCAAAGATGTCCTTTATAATTTCCAAGATTACACGATCAGATTTCCTAGCAATAAAAGCGACGGCGATGTGATCGAGTTCTCCGGTTATCCAAAGGTCCGGGTGCTGGGAATTGCCTCGGATAACGCCAGCATTGCCCTCTACGGCGTTCGGGAGAAGATCATTGAGGATTCATCCATCAAGGACATTAATGTCGCCAGGAGAAGGGCTGTAGCAGAGCTGTCGGCCTTTAAAGACCAGCAGGTCCAAGGAACATTCACAACCTACACCGCAGGTTTAAGATCCGGCCAGCTTATAAATGTCAGCAGCACGATCCGGGGGTGCGATACCGATTTTTTAATTCGCAGCGTCCGTTTTTATATGCGGACTTACGACACTTTTGCCTACGATGTGGAGCTGGTGACGACCAAAGCGTTTGACCTTATCGAACTATTGGCAAAATTGCTCAAGCCGGAGGATGTGGACATGGACGAATCGGAAGTCGCGGAAACAATCAAAACGGATATTCAAGAATTAACGATCACAGAAACAATCACAAGGCAGACGCTCGCGCCGGAGCATACGATAACGGCGACGATAACCATAACCGAAAACATCGCCAAAGATCCGGCCGGGGCGGGAGTGGCTCCGGACTTTGTCCTTGGTCCTTATGTTCCAACGAGCATGAGCGATCCCAAAAGGGAGGCCGTTTTCGAACATTCATTCACTCTTTACTAAATATGCAAACCACAAAACAAGAGGCTTTTATAAAACAAAATATCCATGCGTTTTTTCTTAACCCGGAGATCCAGGAGAACGGGCCTGAGATCGAGAAATTGAGGATCTATGCCAAGACGAACGATCAAAGCATTATTGACGAGCTGAAAGGCAGCGGAGCTTTGCTTGACCATAAATCCAAGCACAACATCATCGCGACGGTTGGCCGGAATGTTCTCTGCCGTTTATTGGCCGGGGACACGACATACAGCGGGCAGATAAATTATGGAGCATTGGGGACGGCGGTTGCTCCGGTCCCGGCTGTTGGGGATATCAAACTTGGAACAGAATCCTATCGCAAGACATACGCCAGCCACACGACAGACGGAGCAAATATTGCTTATGTGGATTTTTTCTTTGCCACGACAGACTGCAACGGAACATATACCGAATTTGGAAACTTTATAGACGGAACCGCTTCGGCCGATAGCGGGAAATTATTCAGCCGGATCGCCACGGGCGGGTGGACGAAAACGGCTTTGCAATCATTATTCGTGAGCTGCCAATACACAATAAACTAATATGAGCCTTAAAACATGGGTCAGCGGAGATAAACCGTTAGTGGCAGATATGAACGCCAATTTTTTGGAGGTCAACAAAGCGAATGTTGATTCCTACACCTTCGGCGAAACCATCGCCATCAATGATTCGCTTTATCTAAAGGCCAGCGATAGCAAAGTTTATAAAACAGACGCGGACTTTGCCGATGAAAGAGTGGAGTTTTTAGGCTTTGCGAAAGAAGCCGGAAACGCCAATGATGTCAAAAAGGTTCAGACATCCGGGAAGGTGACAGGGTTCACAGGATTAACAACGGGAGCAATTTATTATCTTTCAGGAACAACCGGAGCAATCACGATCACGCCAGGAACTTATATGACTAGAGTCGGGAAAGCCATAAGCACGACTGAAATTTTTATTGACAGAATACAGTCATTTTGGACAACTGTTCCATCGGAAAATTTAAGGAATAGTGATGATGGAGGTAAAGGAACCGGAGTGACTTCTTATACCAAAGTTAAAGAAGTGAAAATAAATTTTAATACCTATGGAACGATCAGAATAAAATTTCATTTGTATTGTCAAGCTTCAGGAGGCCAAGGAAAAGTTTATAAAAATGGAGTTGGTTTAGGCGGCGAAGTGACTATTAGCGGAAGTCCAGATGTAGATTCTAACTCAGACTTAGGACCATTCCTCAAGGATGATTTAATTCAAGTCTACGCAAAGGCAAGTGGTGCCTACGCCGCAACAATTACAAATTTCAGATTTTATTACGATAGAGAACCTGTATCAACAGCATTTACAAACCAAGATCCGTAAAATAATTTTATGCAAATCCTAGCCTCTGACATCACTTTCGCAATCGGAATCCTCGGGGTAATTTTTACGGTCTATAACTATTTCAAAAATCCGCAAATAAAAATCGAAAAAGGACAAATAAAGGCAGAGGAAGATCTGAAAGATAAAGCCACGATCTTGTCGCAAAAAGAAGTAGAGAATAAAGCGCAACTGTTGGCTCAACAAGTTCAATGGGAGAAAGAAGCGAACGAAAAAAGATTTTGCGAGATGGGAATTGCTATCGAGAAAGCAATGACACTCGCTCAAAATCATATCCATACGGTAGACACAAAAGTTGACGGATTAAAAGATATCACTGAACAAATGGGAAAAGAGATCGTCCGGCTC